ATATTCAAGAAAAAATAACATTTGATGAATACTGGGAACAGGAAAATCATTTATTAGAACTGTCATACCAAGAATCGGTAAGACAAAAAGAAGAACGGGAGAAGAGTATGGGGGAAGATAAAACGTGTGATTGTCACACGGAAGAAAAAGCACGTTCGGGGGAATGCTGTAAACAAAAAGCCAACCCTCTTGATGAGTTTTGGCATAAACTAGGAGATAAGTATAAAAAATATGTCAGAAGCTATAGATCCAATAAACGTAATATATAAACTACAAAGACTACTGGACGAGGGTATGGACAACAACAGCCAAGTTTTAATTGGTGGTGGTGTTGACAGTATGGAGAAATACAACTATATTCTTGGAAAGATTCACACGTTGGATCAAATTAAACAGGAAATCTCTAACCTGCTAAACCCTAAGGAGCCCGATAACGATGATGACAAAGTCACACGCATTAGAAGATAAATACAACGCTGAAATAGATGCAAAAAAAATTGCACAGCACGAAGCCAAAAAAGAAACTCAAGAAACAAGTTTAGAAAAGTTACCAACCCCTACTGGGTGGCGTATACTTGTTATGCCCTTTAAGGTTAAAGAAAAAACCGAAGGCGGAATTATTATAGCACAGGAAACATTAGATCGCGCGCGCGTAGCTACACAAGTTGGTTATGTGTTAAAGATGGGTGATCTTTGTTACGAGGATAAAGAGAAGTATCCAACTGGACCCTGGTGTAAAGAAAAAGATTGGGTGATATTTGCACGGTATGCAGGATCACGAATGGAGATTGATGGTGGTGAGATAAGAATGTTAAACGATGACGAGATATTAGGGACGATAGATAACCCTGAAGATATCTTGCACGCAATGTAAATCATAGAGGAGGATAATCTATGCAAGACGATGAAAAAATAATAGACGTTGGAGACAACGAAGAACAAGAACAAGAGATTGATCTTGATGCAGTAGCACCAGAACAATCATTAGAAGAGGAGCAAATTGATGTCGAACAAGTTAGTGAAGAGTCCGTTAGTTCACCTAAGGAATCTGCTGAGCAGCCTAATGTTCAAAAAGATGAACTTAACGAATACTCGGAAGGTGTTAACAAAAGAATAGCAAAACTTACACGTAAGATGCGTGAAGCTGAAAGGCAAAAAGAAGAAGCTATTCAATATGCCCAAAATATTCAACAACAAGCTCAGAAATTAAAAAGTCAAAATGAAAATTTAGGTAAAAACTATACTTCAGAATTAGAGCAAAAAGTTACTGCTGGTATGGCTGCGGCTAAAGCAAATTTAAAAACTGCTACAGAAACAGGGGACATTGATGCACAAGTAGACGCACAAAGAGCTATTGCACAACTTGCTATGGAAGAAGGTAGATTAAAACAAATACAAAATCTACAAGAAGAAAGGCTTAAAAGAGCACCTCAACAGCCTCAACAGATGGATCAAGTTGCTCAACAAATGCCTACTTCACAAGATATATATCAAGCAGCACAGACTATTGATCCAAAAGCAGAGGAATGGTCAACTAAAAACTCTTGGTTTGGTACTGATAATGCAATGACTTACACTGCATTTGATATACACAGAAAGCTTGTAGAAGAAGAAGGTTTTGATCCTACAAGCCAAGAATATTATTCTGAAGTAGATAAGAGAATAAGACTTGAATTCCCACACAAATTTGATAAAGTGGTGGAATCTACAACATCTGCACCAGTGCAGAACGTAGCAAGTGCTAAACGTCCGGCCGCAAAAGGACGCAGAAAAACTGTGAAACTCACACCATCACAGGTAGCAATTTCTAAAAGATTAGGTGTGCCACTCGAAGAGTATGCGAAACAATTAGCCGCGAAGGAGGTATAAGCATATGACAAAAAAAGATACAGAAACTAAAACTGTTAAAACTTCCCGCGTGAGCGAAACTAGGGTTCAACAAGAAAAACCTAAAGTTTGGGCTCCTCCATCTTCTCTGGATGCACCACCTGCGCCAGATGGTTATAGACATAGGTGGATACGTTCTGAAAGTATGGGCTTTGATGATTCAAAGAACATGTCTGGAAAGATAAGATCAGGATGGGAATTGGTGAGAGCCGATGAATATCCAGGATCAGCGTACCCAACTCATGACAAAGGCCAATACGCAGGAGTGATTGGGGTCGGTGGCCTATTGCTGGCTAGGATACCAGAAGAACTCGCAAAGTCGCGTGAAAATTATTTTAGACAAATGAATAATGATCGCAATGAGGCTTTAGAAAACGATGTTTTGAAGGAACAGCATCCAAGCATGCCGATTAATCAAGATAGGCAGGCTCGTGTAACTTTTGGTGGTACAAAGAAGGACTAATCCTTTAGTAATTCCTACCCATCGATTTTAATAACTTAATTTCCTTAAGGAGGAATATAACATGGCAAATAAAGACGCAGCCTTTGGTGTAAGACCCATAGGTAAAGTTGGTCAGAATGCAGACAACGGTGGTTTATCCGAGCATCTTATCACTGCAAATGCTACAGCTATTTACCAAAATGATCTCGTGAAAATGAAATCTGATGGTTCAGTTGAAGTAGCAGGCGCTGGAGGTAATGTTGTGGGATCACTTAACGGTGTTTTCTTTACTGACGCATCAACAAGCAAACCTACTTTTGCAAATCATCTGAAAGCAAGTAATACTGCTACAGATATAAAGGGGTTTGTATACGACGATCCTTATCAAAGGTTCGAAATTCAATCAAATAACACTGGAGCTTCTCAGCTTACTGATATCAACAACGCAGCTGATATTGAGTACACTGCAGGGGCGACACCGAGTTACATTTCCAAATCGGAACTTGATGATTCAACACTAGCAGCGGGAGCAGCTACACTAAAAGTTCATGGTCTTTCAAGAGACCCTGATAATAGCACTGTAGGTTCTGCAAACGTTAACTGGATTGTTTCTATAAACGAGCACGAGTATGGAAAAGGTGTAAACGGTATATAATAGCATTTAGGAGGACATTAAAATGGCTATATCAAGACAACAACTAGCAAAAGAGCTAGAGCCAGGTCTAAATGCTTTATTTGGACTTGAGTACAAAAACTACGAAAACCAGCATGCGGAAATCTTCGATGTTGAAAGTTCAGACAGAGCTTTTGAAGAAGAAGTAATGTTAGCTGGTTTCGCTAACGCATCAGTTAAGCCTGAGGGTTCTGCGGTATCTTTTGATTCTGCTAACGAGACTTTCACTGCACGTTACACTCACGAGACAATTGCTCTCGCTTTCTCTATCACTGAGGAAGCTGTTGAGGATAACCTGTATGATAGTATCGCTAAGCGTTATACAAAAGCACTAGCAAGATCTATGGCTAACACGAAGCAAGTGAAAGCAGCAAACGTATTAAACAATGCGTTTGACTCTTCAGTAACAGGTGGTGATGGTAAGGAGCTTTGTGCTACTGACCACCCAGTAATTGCTGGAACTTTCAAAAATGAGTTAAGCACTTCTGCTGACCTTAACGAAACATCACTAGAGCAAGCTTTGATTGACATTGCTGGCATGGTTGATGAGCGTGGTCTAAAGATTGCAGCAAAAGGAGTAAAAATGATTATTCCTTCTGAGCTTCAATTCACAGCTGAAAGACTAATGAAAACTGCTAATCGTGTTGGAACTGCTGATAATGATATCAACGCAATCGTATCTAAGGGAATGATCCCTCAAGGTTATGTAGTGAACAACTACCTAACTGATACAGATGCGTTCTTCATTAAAACAGACATTCCTAACGGATTAAAAATGTTTAACAGAGCAGCTTTAAAAACTGCTATGGAAGGCGACTTCGATACTGGAAACGTTAGATATAAAGCTAGGGAAAGATACAGCTTCGGCTTCTCTGATCCTAGAGGTATCTTCGGATCTCCAGGTGCTTAATCACTAGATTAAGACAACAATATTAAGGGGCCTTCGGGCCCCTTTTTATTTGCACATTTACATTTAAAAGCGTATAGTGGACGCACTGCACAATCTTTATAAAAAGTTAACATAGACTCGTGCAGTAGACTGAGT